TTTTAATGTAATTCTTTTTTTGTAGTTGTCAGCATCTTGTGAACTACTCCATGGTAGAAATAGTTGATCAATCGCTCTTTGTAAAGACAATGTATCGTCGGTTGTACCATCACCTGTTGCTCCAAATGATTTAGCATTTACTATATCGTCAAGTCTGTCTTGTAAACTTCTTTTGATTGGAGTAGCCGACGTGGCACCTGTTTGTATATTTGAACCATTTCTATAAGTGTATTGATCACTTAATTCAAATAGGTTATCATGTTCTGTAAGGATTTTGCTATTACCTACTGCTGGTGCGCCTTCTGATACTGCGCCATTACCTATGTATAATTCTTGCGTGTCAACTGCCCAACCCAGTTCACCACCTGCTAGTTGTGGTAATCCAGAACCTTGGCTCTTTCTACCTCTACGAATCTGTATTCTTGATATTGAAACTATTGCCACTTTTTTCTCCTACTATGAGTATTTATCGAGTGTATTGTTATTTTAGACTTGATATTTAATGTGCGTGTTTAATATAGTATTCTTCTACTCTTTGCCACCATATGTCTTTGTATTTTGCGTAATTTAATGGTGTAATATCAAACTGCTGATAAGTTAGATCTCTAGCACACATAAAAACGTGTCCTTCTTTTATGGAAGTTCCATACGTTTCATTATGGGCTTCAGCATAAGCCACCAACTGTAAAAAGTAATCTTCAATCCATTCTTTCTTTTTAGGTTTATTTGTCTGTTTAAAGTCAATTATACAAGGTGCTCCTTTGTATTCTCCTACACAGTCAGTTGTGCCTGCATATATTTTAGGAAAGTATAATCCAACTTCACTGCCCCAAATTTCATTCACATCTTTCAAAGCATTTTTATGAACAACCTTTGCCATATTAAATGCCTGTTGAGCATAGGGATTAGATCCAGGTTTACTCCATTCTCCATTGGCAATATAGTCTTCAATGTATTTGTGCATTCTGGTTCCTATGCCTGATGCTTCTTTTGTAATACGAGTAGCATTTTGTTCACCAACTCTTTTGCGCCATTCAATTAAATGTGTTTTGTCTTTGGTTGAATCTAAAATTGTGGTTACACTTGCCACAGCACTGCCGTCTGGACACTGATAAACTCTCTTGCCATTCAAAGAAGTTCTTGATAATTTTTTATAATCTATTTTGTTTGTAATTAAAGTCATTTACTTACTGCTTCGCTGTTGAATGCGAAACTCATTCTGTTGTTAGTTTTACTCAAAGCATGACTAACATAGTGCCATAGCCATGATGGAAAGTATACACATTGATTTAGTTGTGGCTGTACATCTACTCTGTCACTATTGAATTCATTCATGTGTTCTATTAAATTACTTTTAAACACATAACTCATTTGATTGTTTGGATTAATAAAAGTAAGTGGAGCACATCCAGTATCTGCTATGGGCCAATACACCGCACTGAAAACTCCGTCCACGTGTCTATGAGGTGCTTCAATGGCACTGTTGGCACTGCCGTCATTTACCCAAAGACTGGAAACTATTTGTTTGTGGGTATTGCTCAAACCTATTTGATTGTGTAAATTGTTAAATCCATTCTCAATTTTTTGTACAAGTTCTTTCAATACAGGTTCATCTACATTGAGATGATTTGTGCCTGTGGATTTATAATTTGGTGTGTTATCATGATGTATTTCTTCTTTGGACCAACTCACTAATTCATCTTTGTTTGAAATGTCTATATTTTCAACTGCGATAAAACTGCTAAAGATAGGATTAATTTTCATTGTCATTTTCTGTAGATAGTCTGTCTAATTCGTCCACCATATTATCGTAGGATGGACCTTCCCATTGATTGTATTCATAATAAGGTTTCACATCACTATTTGGATCATCTTCACCTTCTACAGATTTGACTTCAGGAATATAATGCTTCATTGTGGATTCAATTCCTTTTTTAAGAGTGGCTGTGCTACCCGCACATCCTGAACAGGCACCTTTCATCATCATGGTCAATTTGCCTGTATCCATATCAAAATCTTTTACTTCAACCATGCCACCATGTTGTGCCACAGTGTTGTTGATATATTTTTCCATTACGGAATTTACGTCGTGAATTATTTCGTCTTTGGTTCTAGTCATAATTTATATTACAACACTTCGATGAATTAGTCAAGTATTATGTGCGTTTTTTGGTTGCTCTCTTTGCCATTGTTTTTAGGCTGGCAGAACGATCACCTTTCTTGGTAGGCATATCTGGTGATTCAGCATCTGTATCTAGTGTAATGCCTGATTGGTCAAATGATTTGATCATTTTTTTGATTGCTGAATTTCTATTGTACACACTTTTGAAACTGTCTGGAGTGACTGCGAAGCCTCCGACGTTGGACAAAATTTTGTTCAACGCATCAAAACTTAAAAATGCTTTTTGATTTTGAGAATCAGCACTGCTGATTAAATTTCTCAACACACGAATCAAGTCCGTGTCAGAGGCTTCAGAAATTAAGCCTTTTTTTTTGAAAGTGTTTCTGCTAGTCTTCTAGACAATTGTATGAATGATTCTCTTTTGCTTCTGTCTGCTGGTTCTTCACCGCCTGTTGCTGGTTCACTTGCTGAGAAGTCGTCTGCCTGATCTGGCATGTCTGCGTCATCATCTGTTGTTGGTTCCATTGCTGGTTCTTCTGTGTCGCTGTCCGCACCAATTGTATCTGGTGCTTGTTCGCCTGTCAGTACGGCTACGCCGCCTGTTAGTGCTTCTCTTGTTGCTTCTAGTGAAGTGTATAAAGATTCTAAACTAGGCTTCACTGAGTTTGTGAATTGTTCTGATTGCTCAACTCCCATTTCATCTCTAATAGCATCTGCTAATTCTAACATTGATTCTGTCTGCATAGATGCTGTGTCTTCCATCCAGCCTGTGATTTTATCAACCATGTCTTTAGCCGCCATTACTAATTGAGCAGATTCTTCTGCGCCTTCTTTAACTGCTTTTTTCTTTTTGTCTTGAGCCGCTTTTTTCATTGGCTCTGTTTTGTTGCCATCTTTGTCTAAATCTATATAATCTGGTTTTGCTTTTTCTGTCATTGTTTTTTGTAATAAGTCTTCTGCGTCTTGAAGTGTAAATTCTTTATCGCCTACTTTAAACTTATCTCCCTTTTTCATGCCTGCCGCTTTGGCTTTTTGTACTGCCTGTGCGAAAGCATTGCCTTCCATTGGTCCATCTGGTTCGTATTCTGGTTCTTTCATTGAACCATCATCTTCAAATTCTTTTTCTAGTTTAGCAAGTGCTGTTTTGATTACTTCTGAATCTTCCTTGCCTGCTCTTGATTTAATGTCAGCGGCAACGGCATCTTTATTCATCTTCAATGCTTCTTTTTCTGCATCAACATAATCACCTAGCATTTCATCTGCCGCTTGATCTACTTTTTTGAAATAACCTTCTTTTGCTACTTGTCTATCTTGTATTGCTGATGTGATTACATCTAGGAACATTTTTTGCTTGTGATAGTCTTCATTGTGGCTTAAACCATCAAATGATTCAGTCTGTTCAATGTCGCTTATCTTGTTGATAATGCTTGATTGAGCACTTTCCAACTGCTCATCTGTGAATTGATCTAGTTTAATTGAAGAGCCAAACACTTTTGCCAGTCTATCATTCAACTGTTCTGTTGTTGCTTGGTATCTAAATTGCTCTATCTTCATTGTTTTGTTCCTTTACTAATTTATTTATCAAATATGTAGTCGTCCAGGGTATCTCTTAACTTGAGTAAATCCTCCCATGCGATATCATATCGTATTTTAGCAGATTCTCTCTTGATCTCATCGTCGGTTCTGGCTATTGTGTGCTTGTAAAACACACATTCGTTGTATTTGTGGTGTATTTGATCATCAGTAGCACCTATAAAACGTATGTACTCTCTTTTGTTTTGGGCCATTTGCTTTGCCATAGCCAATGCCGCTGTTTTTGTGAATGTTGTAGCAACCTGTCTGTGTTCTTTAATATCATACAGCAAAAATCCCATGCTGTTTTCACGCACCACATAGTTCTTGATACGTAGACTGTTGCCGTGTTGAATGGGTAGACTGATGGTTTCAGCCTGCTTGTCTATGAACTTTCTTAATTTTTTAGATAGTTTTTGTAGATCCATTAGCAACCACCATTGTTTTATTGTCACGTTCAATGCGACGTACCAAACTTTTATTGATAAGATTTCTTATCACTTCTCTTTCGCGTTCCATAAAATTTTCAATGTTTTTTATTTCTTTTAGTTTATTCAACATTGCTTTTTCCTCATTGGAAGTTTGAATTACAAAATCTTGTATAAGTTCGTTAATTTTCATTATTGTGTTGCTTTTTGTCTACGTTGTAGATTTGTGATTACAGGATCTAAATCTTTTTTATTCACTGTAATCGATTGTGGTGCTTGAGGTGTAGGTCTTTTGGTTTTCATTGTGACTTGATCACCTTGGACTTTGTCCACTTCATAATCCGTTTCTTTGTTTGCTCCTGTTGGCATAGGCACAGTTTTACCTGGCTTGACTAACTGTTGCTGTGCTTGAGTGTTGGTTTGTTTCAGGGGTGCTTTCACTGATCCTGATTTAATTGGACCTTTAGGCAGTTTGTTAGGAGGCACAGGTGCTCCTGTTTTTTGTTGACTACCTAAGGTATTCAATGTTTTTTGTAGGTAAGGCGTTTCTGTAATATCTCTTATCTTCATGCTTTGATTGGCTTTCTTCTGTAGGTGCTTCTTTTAAATGTTTTACGTCCAACACTTCTTCTGTTTGGTCTGCTTCTAGATGCACTAGGTCTATTCATTTTGCCTACTCTAATACTGGCTCCTGCTGTCTTTTTTGTTCTGGATCTTTTGATCTTCATTGAAGAACCATAACGTGCTTTGGCTTTTTTGATTGCCATTACTCCACTTATTTTTTTAGGCTGAGTACACACACTTGGTGAACTAACAACACGTCCTTTTCTAGGGCCTGCTGTGCACCTGTACTTTCGTACCATTTTGCCACCTTTGGTACGAGACCAAATTTGTACAACTGATTCTGTGACTATTTCTGTAATTTTCATACCTTAACCTGTATAGTATGAATATTTAGCACTTGTGGGGGGTGTTTGGATTAACCTGGAAACTTCAATAACAGCACAACAATAGTGGATAGTAAGCCAGCAACTATTGTTCCTGTGGCACCTATGATCACTTTGACCATGCTCTTATTGCCTGACTGAATGTCTTCGTGAATAGACTCTACCTTTTCCTCGATCTTTTCTAATCTAGTTTCAAGGTTCTTGTATCTCTGTTCGCACAAATCAACGTGTGCTTCTAAATTTTGTTTTTCAAGCTCAGTAGCCATTTTCTCTCTCTTCCGTTTTATCTAGTTTATTTCTCTTGGAAGGTGCCTTGTGTTTATGCCTCTATAAGCCTTATATTGTATTTATTTAACTTTTTTAGGAATTATCTATCTGTTTAATGAACAGTATATTAGTGTGTTCTGGATCCATTGTTCTGTAGGCTCCGGTCTTAATTTTAATGGTCTCATCCAAACCTATAATCATTGGAATTAAATCAAAGTCCTCTTCAAAGAATTCTTGCCTAACAGCATCTGGAAAATCTGGCTCAATTACTGTGGTCCATACCATGTGTTCTCCCACATAATTTTCACCAAACTTTAGATTGGTAATGTCCTGTTTTTCTGCTGTGGGTCCTGACACAATAATCACATTGGATCTCAATTGAAGTGAGTTCTCAAAAGTCATGTAGTTGGCATGTTGATTGGCAGGCTTGTCCTCTGCTGAGCGAGTACGTCTTGCCATGGTTTTTGTGATGTCCAGTAGTGATAATATTTTGTATCTCATGTGCTGTTGTTCCTAGCACTCGTACTTATATGTCATAAAAAAAGAGCGTCCAGTTTCCTGAACGCTCTTTAATGTTTGTTATTGCGATATTATAGATTACGCAGTGAATGTTGCTACTAGTGAAATTCCACTAACTGCTTCTGCGCCACCTGGACCACCTTGTACTGCAATGTGGTTACCGTTAGCCGTACCTTCAACTGCCGCTACTGTGCCGAAGTAAGTAGTTGTGATTGATGCGATCGCTTCAGCATGAGTTAAAGTTCCTGTTGCTACTGCATAGATGTAAGTAGTTGGACCTAAACCGCTTTTTGCTACAACTGTCGCTGGGTTTGTTCTTGTTGCCATTTTTTTTCTCCTTTTTATCGTTAAATGACACACTTCGCTCCGAAGTGTATATGCAGTTATTTAGTAGGTTTTGGTAAAATATGTGTGCTACTATATTATTTACGGGTCTTTTTGGCTCTAGATTGTAATGCTTTAAGTACACTCACAAAAGCCGGTCCTGCTTTCACAATATCGTCTATCAATTGTATTGCTGGTAGATAGGCACCCACTATTGAAGATGGTATAGATTTGCCTGAGAGAGCCGAGTCTATGAAACGTTTCACAGCCACTAGATTTTTGCCTCCCACTAGATATCTGTACAATGCTAGATCTCTACCTTGAGTGCTGACATCTGGCACACTCACTTTAGGTTCAGCATCGTTGACTCTGCCTGTTTCTAAATTCCTGTCAGCGGCTAATTTTTCCAAGTGTTCTATGCTGTCAGAACTTCTCAATTTGGCTCTTGCCGCATGAAGTAGTCTTGTGACTAGATTTTGTTTGTCACGCACTGAAAGTGTATTGAATTGAAATAGACTTCTTCTGATTGATTTGTAGTCTGCGTTTCTAATCTGTAAACCGGTTTCGATGTTCAAAAACACCTGCATGATACTGGGTGCTATTAATCCTTGTTGTAGAGCACCAAGGTATCTATTGAACGCCATTGTAGGGAAACTGCTTTTCTTTCTCATCTGCATGGCATTTTTAGGATCTTTCAATTTGTTGATTGCTTCTTCATCACCTGTTACAAAATACACAAAGTTATACAAATCTGTGGAATACATTCTGAATCTGTCGTAATTTGAATGCTTGGTTTCTCTGGCATATCTTGTGGCTATTTGTCTGTATGTAGGATATTGGTTCAACAGTTGTAGGATTAACAGTGTAAGATACAACCTTTCTGCACAATCTGTGTATGTGAGAACTTTTTGATCTCGTGAATCACGAGTCATACGTGCTTCAAATAATGAACTTAAAAAGTCCAATTGATTAGTAGTTGCTTGGTTCTGCTTTATCGATTCCATACATTGACACAAATAATTCTACCATATCTTTTGATTGTAAAAACTTTTCAATGGTTTGACTTTGTTGAAGATCTTTTGTGAACTGTGCTTTTACCTGAGGTTTAACACTAGGTGCAGTTAACAATCTTCTCAACACTGTGGCTTGATTCATTGACACTTTGAATTTTTTGCCATCATCTGTTGTCACTGTGTCCAATGGATTTGGATTGCCTCGACTGTCCAGTATTTTGCCCAATTGATTGAATATAGAATCCTGCTTGAATTCTTTATCCATTCCCGCATTTGGATCATCTGCTGGATCTATGTCTTTAAACTCTTTTATAAATTCTTTTGCTTTCATTGTGTTCTCCTTATCTATTTATCGCTCTGTTGGCTCTAGTGAATCCAGAACGTTTCACCAATTTCATATTGCCTTCAGGAGATCCTAGTACATAGCCTTCTCCGCCCGGTTTGCCATTGATTGTTGCTGTTATATCGCCCTGTGCTGAATCCAATTGATTGATAATTGAATCTTTCACTGTCATTATTCCGCCAACCAAATTCCACAGTTTGCTGAATGCATTCATGTTTGCTGTAACATATTCTTTAATTTTGATTCTTTTAGGCTGACTCACCGCACTAGCCGCCAACCATCTTAAAAAATCATCACCCAATCTTTTTAATCCTGTATCCACTTTGCTATTGGTATATGTGTACAATATGTTTGGCAGATCAGTCAATTTCATTTGTGCTATTTTGTTTTTGTTCAACAGTTTGTCTATGTCTGCTCCACTGTTGTTCACTAATGATTTCAATTGGTCCAATCCTTTCACCTGGATAGGATCTTTTTTGTTAATTGTTGTTGGTGGGATTGCCAATACAGAACCTTGTATCATGTCTAAATCTTTAATGGGTAGTATTTTTCCATCCTCAGTTAATGTGTGATGTACAACCACTCCAACTTTACTGTTGGCAATCTTTTGTCCTATTTCACTATTAACATCTACATTGTACTGAACAACATTAGGTTTGAATACTAAACTATTTCCTGTTTTCTTAGGTGTATTGAAGTATAACATATCTCCTACAAAATATCCTTGAAAGTTTTCAGGTACTGCTTCTGCCATTGTGTTAAACACTGAAGCCATTTTAGAAGCATACTGCGATTGTGATTTCTTCTTGGTAGCATCTTTGCCTCTACCCATAATAACACTTTTTAAATCTTCAGGGTTAGTTGCTCTGCCATCATATCCTTTAGCAACAAATCCAGACTTGTCTGTAAAAATAAATTCACCATTTGGATTTCTACCAAACACCACTGCAGGAGAACCATCCCATTTTATTGTGAGTGACTGTGTGCTTTTGCTTAATGATTGTAATTGTTCAATTGCTCTTATGGCTCCTTTAGAACCTTCCCAAAAGATTAAATCTTCTGCGTGTTGGATTCTTGATTCTTTAAGTGCGACATTCTTTCTGTCCACTTCTTTAAATTCTACTAATCTCATATTTTTATTTTGTTAAGTAATCTTCTATACCACCCAATAGGGTCATTCATATTCTCAGGCAATTTTTTTCCCATCTTGGCAAATGAATCTTTAACATCTGCTATTAAAGTATCATAGTCTGATCTGCCTTTAATTTTTGCGTGTATGGTTTCCACAGTGTTAAGATCATTAGCAGTGGCTCCTTTGCCCAACAATAATTCTGCTATCTTGTTAGGATCTTTAGTAACTGGTTCATTGGTGTCTCTGTTGAGTAGTCCTGCTTTGTGACTCCATTTGTATCCAAGTGGTTTGGCAATTGAAGCCATCATCACGTGTCTGTCTGCACCTTTGTATTCTGATCCAGGTTCACCACCTTGTAAACTCCACTTCATCCATTCCGGATCACCAAACATTAAATCTGTTTGTACATATCCATTCTTGGCACTGCCTCTAATTGGAGTTTTGAAGTGTACACTGATACCACTCTTCTTAACCCATAGTTTAGGATCTTGCTTGTTTTGAATTGCCCACTGATTCAATTTGTCTGCCAGTTGATCTTTTGTTACTTTGCTCTGGTCAATAGCAACATCTAAATCACCTGATGTAGGTGCTTTGCCAGTGGTACCTAATGTGTTATTCTGTAAATCTAGTCCTGTAATTTTTTCTAACCAAGCAAGTGTAGGGGAAACGTCTGCTTGATTAATTCTAGTTGTGGCTATTTGTCCATTAGGATCTTTGAATACATTGCCACCCTCTTTAAGAATCTTCATTTGTTTTTTTGCTTTCAATTATTTTTTTGATGCCAACTTGAAACTTCTTGGCTTCCTTGTTACGAATACTGTTTAAAAAACGTCTTTCCAACTCCTGTGCTTGTTCTTCTGGGTAATTCTCTGCGATTGTGTTCAACAGATTCACAGCACTTTCAATGATGTTTGATCCGGTTGTTTCTATGAAGGCTTCAGCGTCATTGACTCTGCCAATGTTTCTCAATTCATCTAGTATGCTTCTGGTACGTTTTTTCATAGTCTTGCCCTACTTTTTACTATTTACCGATTAGAAAGCAAATATAAAGCAGG